CACCTGCTATAGCTGCTGCCATACCCTCCGATAGACCTGCTTCCACTAAATAAGGTATAGCTTGTGGTGCTAGTACTATTAAAGCAATTCCTAGTAGGACGGTACCCAGACCCTCTTTCTTAGCACCAAGTATTACAGGTACAATTTTTATTTCTTGCCTACCTGAAGGGTCATATATTTCTTCTTGCTGTTCAATATACCTATCACCTACCATCACTTTATACCCGAGGCCTCTCTCGTGGGAAGTAGCAAGATACTCTTTAAACCCTGGGTTATTTGCGCACAGAGCTCTTACAGCCTCAGAAGGCGAATTTACTTCTAAGTTCCAGACTTTGCCGTACTTTTCTGCTAACTCACCGTATAGTTTAATTACTTTTAACATAATGATTCGTGCCTTAAGTGATGCGTGGTATGCTTACGCCAATACCCTCCGTACATTTGTCTATTTGATAACCTACCATAAACATGATGTAAAATAGTGTCGTTTCCAATATAAATTGCGGCATGGTTAGGCACAGATGAAACTAATTTTATCAAAAATGTATCATATTTTTGCAAATCGTTTTCATCAAGTATCTGGACAAAACCTTGCTCTTTAAAATTATCTACGTAGAGATTCTCTCCTTTCTCCCACCACTCGTCTTCTCGAAAATAATTTTTCAAATTAATATTTAATTCTCGTTTGTAGTAATCTCGAATTAATGTGTAACAATCTAGAACTCCATGCGAAAATTGCCTACCAATAAGAGGTGCTTCGTACCCATCAGGCTCCCAACTATAAAGTTGGTTTAGCGGCCAACTAAGTATATGCCAAGGCTTATTTGTAGCTTCACAAGATACTCTATCTGCCTCTGAAGGTTCACTAGTAGCATCTGGGTGAGAGTGACATATTCCAATAATCTCGCCTCTATCTTCTGCATCTGCGTAACTAACTGGATCTATAATAAAATGTTCCTCTGAGTTTTCAGCGGCATTTTTAGCTCTATGATACTGTTCTCTACCCCTAGAGCTCACTATTATAAAGCCACATGCTTCTTTTGGGTACTCTTCTTTAGTATGATTTCTAAATTCTTGTAAGGTAGTATCTTCCATCTTCTACCCCATATTCATGCCAGCTCCAGGAAACCCTCCAAAAGGTATCTCTTGGGGTTCTGGAAATCTTAATTCACATGCTCTAAAGTTTTTTGCGCACACGTCCCCTGAACTAGTAGTACTGTTATTATCTATATCAAAATAGTTAGTTCCCGAGTAACCACACTCTACACCTTTGTATTTCCAAGGGCATAAGTTAGCAATAACTGATCTAGCAGGAAGTCTAACTCCTTGAACATCGTGGGCTGCAGTTAATTCAAACTGTATATGTGTTCTAGTTTCTACTGCCTTTCTATCAACATACCATATTTCTTCAGCAAAGTCTGCTGTATTATCTGCTAAAGCACTTGCGTACCAAATACCTTGAGTCCAAGTACCGGAGTTAGATTCACAAGCTGTTTTGGTAGTATGTCCTGCAACACTACAACTACCGCAAGTAGCTTCTGTATACGCAGTCCAAGTACCTACACCCCCATTCTTTGTAGAGTCTAAACAATCAGACTTACTTAAACTGAAGGGAGCACCCCCTGACTCCCCACTACATACTCCTCCAGAGGGATAACCTCCTAAGTAACAATAAGCATCTAAATACTTGGCAAATGTTCTTTTTCTCGTAACCTTAGACCCTACTAAATCATCATAAGATTCTATAACGGAAGTTAATAAAGTAGTTATATTAGCTACTGTTAAACTAGGTCTAGGTATAGCTCCTTTTCCAGAAAATTCAAAACCCTCTGCTACAATAGGAAAAGCAGAGTATCTATTACCCTGCCAAACTATTTCTTGTAAGTTTTCGTTTTGTCCAGAGTGCCATCTGAATATAGGCTGGGAAGCTGCAGCCGTTCCTGTGGACATATCTAGCTCAAATAAGTCTATTATATGCCCAGGCTCTAAGCCATTTATATCACTTATAATCTTATCTGCCATTACGGTTCGAATACTTTAACAAAAGTTGCACTTACAGTTCTATACCCAGAAAATGGTATAGTAGTAGACCATTTTTCACACTTATATTTTTTATTGGGGTATATAGTATAGTTTTCATTATTAGCCATTAAATCTGCACTAAGAGTTAATTGAGTAGTGCTATCTATTGCCGTAATTGTTGCTGTGTTAGACCCTTGGTCAGTAACAGTTTGATTTAAAAGTCTATTAGTAAATATCTGAGATGTATCTATTAGTTTATTAGTAGCTGCACTAGTAGTAGTACTAGATATTTCTGTATCTGGTGGGTACCAATCAAACGCAGTTGCTCCTGCATGGTCTTCCAAAAATTTAATTATCTTATTAGCATCATTTACAGTTCTACCTTTCCAAGTTAATTTCCATTCTTCTGGCAGGTTATTAATACCTGCTGCTACTCTCTGTTCATACCCATCCCCATAGGTAGCTTTATATACACGAGCCGTTTGACTAGTGGAAACTCCTCTATCTGGTATAACATTTACATCTGTATTAAAATTTGCCATAATTATTAAAATGCACTAAGCAATCCTCCTGGTCTTTGTTGTTCTACTAATTCTGATTGTACTGCTTGGGATACCATATGCCCTAGTTCCCTGGCCCCGTCTCCACTACTATCAGCTACTGAAGATTGACCATTAGCGTCCACTGCTACGTTTACAGTAACATTTCCACCTACTCCCAATGGAGTAATCTTTGCTGGCCCTTGAATAAGTTCCGGCCCTGCTTCTCCAGCAATACCAAACTTACCCGCACCCAAGTAACCACCGTTTGCAAATTTTGGCATACCTCCAAAAAGCATTGATATCAGCATAGATACGAAGTTACTACTTCCTGTTGCTTTAGAACTAAAAGGGCTGTACCCTTTGGTATTGAGCATGTTTTGTCCTCTACCAAAAATAGTACTGGTGCCGGTTCCACCTTGGAATAAACCTAAAAATGGCGCTGCCATTTCAACCAGTGACATAGGTAGAATTTGACTTAAGACTTCTCCTCCTGCACCATTTGCAATCTTTCCTCCTAAGCCATAATCACCCTTAACACCATAAGTATTATTACCACTACCAAAAAGAGGGCTACCACTATAAATATTGCTTTCTTTATCGTATTTGTCCCATATCTGTTTCAAGTAGTTTGTTCTTTCTGATGCCATTTCGAGTTCTGTTTTAGGGAATAAAGTATCCACCCACTCAGGACTCATGAACTGTCCAGCTATGCCTGCTAAGAATCCTTGATTACCAAATACCTGTTTTTGTACTGTGTTAGCTATCAAACCAGATCCAGCACTAGCAAAACCTTTAGCTAACGTATTTCTGAAAGCTCCCTTTTCAGGCTTTTTATTCATAAATATATCGTTGAAGTAATTACCTATAGCACTTCCAAACGAATCTGCTACTTTAGTCATTGCAGCTCCGAAGGTGGCAGCACGTTCTTTCCATATAGCACTTCTTTCTGCTTCTTGAGCCTTCCATAGCTCTTGCTCTATATACCATTTAGTTTGTAAGTTTTTTTCTTCGGCTTTTATATTCTTTGCTTTAATTTGTTCAACCTTCATAGCAATATCTATTAGTACTTTATGCTTTCTAAAGGTATAAGCGCCTTCGCCGTATTGTCCTTCGTCTAAAAAGCTTCTTTCTTTCATTGCTTTTCTGTGAGAAGTGGCTATACTCATACCATCAGAATCTTTAAGTACTCTAGCCATTTGAGCTGCACTCATATTTCCTGAATAAGAAGTAAACCTGAGAGCTTTTATTTGAGCATTTACTACTTTTATTTGCTCTGCGGCACTTAACTTACTAAAGTTCTTATCAAAATCTTCCATTTCTCTGGCTAGTTTAATAGTCTTATCTATGGACTCAATATATTTTGCAAAAAAGGTTTGTACTGCTTCTCCCTCCATTTTTTCCAATATCTTTATAAAACCGTTTTCTTCTAGCTCTTTTGAAGTATAAGTATCTTTTAAATCTTTACTAATTGCAAGAAATCTTTCCGTAATAGTTAAGTTTCTACCTTCTACTCTTGCTTTATGTTGTGCCTGTGCTAAAGCAGTTGCTCCTGCTTCTTTTATTTCTAGGTTTTTTAGTCTTAATTTTTCTTTTGCATTTTTTAAAGCTTCATCATCAAGTCCTTTTCCAAGTATCTTGCCTTGTATAATATCTCTTTCTTGCTCTAATAGCTTTACACTTAAAGCTGATTCTTCCTGTATAGCACTGCTACCAAATATCTTTAGTGATTTTAATTCTTTCTCTATTCCTAATCGATCAGTTTGGATTTTTAATGCATCCTGTTGTAACTGTACATAATCTGCAGGCAAGTAACTGGCTGCATCCTCGCCCAGGTACTGCTTGGCTGCTAGTGCAGTTATTTCAGATTGTAACCTCTTAAGAAGTGCTGTTTGCTTGGTTATATCGGCCGGGGTACTACCACGTTCCTCACCCTTTTGTAGTTTTTCCATATACTTAACTGCTTCTTTTTGGTCTTTCATTTTATCAGCTAGCTCGCTACCTGGGGTTATAAATTTACCCGCAATTCCCCCTAAAACTTTTTCGCCCTCGCTAAGAATACTTTGATTAAGTAAATTTTGTAAAGATTGTTGAGCAAGTGCTAAGTCATAAAACTCTGTTTTAGAAACAAGTGACATTGAGTACTCTTTTTCATATTTAGATATTTTTTGATAAGCTTTTCCTAGCTCGTCTATAGAACTAGCCCTTTCCTTAGTTGACTTTTGAACACTTAGATTAATAGCGTCAAACTCTTTCAAATACTTTTGAAGTGCAGGCTCGTCTAACTGGTCGAGTACAGTAGATAGAGTACTTGTACGCATCTCGGCAATTTCTGCGTCTTTTTCCTTGATGTAGCCTATATCTTCTTCTTTCCCACTGTCTTTAGCAAATACATAGCCCTTACTGGCCTTCATAGTTTTTTCAAGCTCATCGATCCTTGAAGTTTCTTCAGTTAGTAAATCTTGTAATCCTACGGGAAGAGTAGTACCCATAGTCTGGGCTATTTTAATATTGCTACTCAAGGCACCCGTCATTTCACTTTTTAAACTGCCTAAATCTAGTGTGTCTTTTATCCAATTAATCATTTTGTCTAACCAATTCATATTAGTTAGCTCTTTGTCTAAATGCTTCATTGCCTTACTAGTAGCGTTGTAAATTTCATCCGCTAAATTTGCTGCAAAGTTTGCGTTCTTTAGGGCATCATTAAAGTTAGCTGCCATGCCGTTAAAGTTAATATTATCAGGTCTTTCATTTAAGTTTTCTAAAGTTGTTTTTAGTTCCTTATTAAGTGTGCTTGCTGCTTCAGCAGCTTTCTTAAAAGGAGTATCAAAGTCATAAAACATGGATGCAACCATTTTAATTGCACTAACAACCATAGTAACAATCATAAATATTCTAAAGATTTTACTAATGGCAGTAGCTAAACCCTTAGCTAGTACTGTAACAGTGCTTATTCCTACCTTCATTGTATTTAAGGCCCAATGAGCTCTTCCACCCGCAGCTGTCCAGTTTATTCCTATTTGTTTAATACCCATTAAGAACGGCATATTAACAAGTTCTACCTGTTGTTTAGCAAATCTAGCTATACCTAATTTGGCTTTTTGATATTGTAACTGTAAACTCTTTAATGAAATTTTGTGCTTAGTAAGTTCTCGGTCTACTTGTTCATGCCATCTTTTTTGAGTTCTGCCTAAACTAATTACTTGTGCTTCTACACCTTTAAGTGCTTGAGCGTTCATTCCCTTGTAGATACCACCTTTAACAGTACCGCCAGGTTCTAATCCTTTTTGGGCTCTTTGTAGTGCTTGTTTTTGTAGCCTTGTATACTTATCTATATCCCCCGCTTTTTCTGCTGCAAGCATTCCGCCGGTTTTTCTTTTAGTACCCCCAGCAATTTTTTGGAATTTTTCCATTTCTGCGGCACTACCCTTTATTTGGGTTTTAAGTTTAGTAATTGAATGTGCTAACAAAGCATTTTTCTTTGCCATTTTTTCAGGCATAGCAGAAATTTTATCCCCAAAAGTAGTAAACACTGGAAAAACTTTTCCTAAAAGATTTTTAAGTATTAGAGCCATTATAGCTGTTAATAATACTTTTGACTCCGTTAAAAACTTAAGAGGACCAGATATATAAGTTACCATAAAAGAACTTACTTTATTTATTATATCTAGTACAGTAGCAGATAAAGCTGCAAAATAATTCGGGTCTAAAGTATCCGCTATACCTCCAAATTTATTTTCTAACTGACCCATAATAGCATTATATCTTGCAGTAGCTTTTTCACCCTCTGTTAACTCTGCAGTGCTTCTACCTACAGAAGCTGCGTAATCTTTGTATACCCTATCAAGTCGAATAATAACACCAATTTCGTCAAGTATTTCAGGCTCAGCCTTTACAA